TCTTCTGCGTTGGCCGCTGTAACCACAGTGCTGCTAACTGAAACCGTTCTTGATACATTGGCTAAAGGGTTTGCGAATTGAAGTTGTGCACCATCGACTAAATTACCTTGAACGCCTGACCCGTCGCCACCTGTTTGATCACCTGCCGCCCGGAATGTACCTTGAACAATTGATGCGTTTAAATTCACCGAACCAACCAGTATATAAGTGACACCCTGATTGCCTATTATTTGAGTCCCCGAAACAAGTGACCCTGTTTGAACTTCCACTGTGATATCAATTAGTAATTCGGTTTGTGTTGATTCTGTCGGATCACCTACTCCAATTTGTCTGCCGATTTCAATAAGGGGGACAACTGTTTGCCCTAAAAAAGTTGTCTCTTTTATGCTGGCAGTTCTAACAAACCATTGTAGACCTACAAAATCAGCGCGCTTGTAAAGCATTACAGTAATGCCAGCCAATGACTTTGCAAGTACTGCGATAAAAGATTGTGGTAAAAGTGATACAGTTTGACTAATAGCCGCTGACACGGACGCGATAATATTAGTACTTACTTCTTGTGTTGTGGGTGCTGTCATAGGTTAAAACTCGCTTTCCAATTTTGGATAAATTCGACCGTTTCGCCACCATCGAAATTTATTGTGTAATGTAAAGTGTTAACCCCTGTGATTCTAATGTTAACCGTTATTTCAGTAGCCGCATTGATTTTTTTAAACACTTCTAAATCCCGCAATGCTGCGTCTTCTAGTCTGAATAAATTAATAGAATACACGGGTAGACTTTTCAATAAGAATTCAGTTTCACTTACGTATTTATTTATCGGGTTAGTTTCGTTCAAATTCCCCCACCAACTAAGCGGGTTATTATCTCTACCGTCGTCGATTTCGTTACCCCCGAACAGCGCCAAATATACGCCCGTCCTGAAATCGTCTGTCATTTCAACAAGGCCATCAATAATACTTATATCGCCGTCGTTAACAGTCTGTGAAAGCAATACATCAGTCATTTGTTATTTGCCCCCGTTGGCCCTGGCGCGCTTGATCCGTCATTGATATCGTGGTCATGTTCCGTTAATTCCTTCCCGTCTGCAACAATTGAAGGTGCATGCACTGATGTTGCTTTTATGTTCCCTTCTGGATCAATTGTGGCCGTGTTGATATCCATAGTACCATCAGATTTCAATTCGTAGTACCCGGATTCGTTTGCGCCTTTCTGGCTACCGTCTGGAAACAAGGTGAAAGACCCGTTGTCGTTACTCAAAACGGCTGTACCGTCGTTTTTAAGCCACAGTTGAACAACCTCACCCCTGGCAGCATCACGGGCATACAGGCGTTTCTCGCCAGCATTGGCAGATTGTACGGCATCTGATTCGACCATAGCCACAATCAACACCCTGCCCGATTGTGGAAGTCTTACCACTACGGCTGTATCATCTGGAAGGGGCTGTGAGTCTTCACCGCTTGGTTGGGCGTAATTAGCGGTTAAAATCTCACCACCACCAAGATCTATTTTTACATCAGATAGCTTTGCACCATTGCGTTCAGCACGAACAAAAGATAGTAACCTTCCTAAAAATCCCACGGCATAGACTCCGGTATAACACCCTTAAATGAACCGGGTAGAACCAGACTCAATTCCACAGTTTCGCGCGATTTATCCCTGCTATATGCAACGTCTTTTATCAAGAATTCAAACAAAGAATAAATCATAGCGTGAGGTGCTTTAATTTTTAAAGTTGTGTTCGGTTCCCATAGTTTACCGTCTGGTGTGTACCATGAGGGAATTGTGATTGTATACAACACGGCACCCGCAAACATTCTGCCCGCTTTGGATTCAACAATGGCTTTATTATCCCCGGCATGTGCATCGTTTGGTTTGAACGTGAACGGGCGCAATACACCTTCAAGTTTGGGGTTGATAACTGTATAAGCACCCCCGGCGTCACTGTCCGGTTTACCGAACACAGTAACCGCTTGCCCGCTAACGTGGCTATAATAATTCTGACTGTTGAATTGAGGGGATATTGTTATTATAGAAGAATCGTTTTCATTTAATATGGCAACTGGTGAACCCTTCGCAGTTTCTTGATGAAATTTACAAGCGCCGTTTGGGGTATCGGTAATGATCAAATTTCTTTGTTGTGCCAGTCGTGTTAAATAACCTAGTATTTTTTGTGCGGGGTCTATTGCTTCCCGGTCAAATTCTGAACCCGGTACATTTTCAAATTCTACAGGTATCCCGAACGGCTTTAATAGTTCTATCGCTATTTGTTGTAAATCCTGATTATCGCGTTCCAACGGGAAAGAACTTACAGGGGGTGTACAGTCATTTAAAACACCCGGTACTGAATAACCGCTAGCAACTACAGTGCTGGATGTTGGTGTCACCTCCGGTTGTACATTCATTAATGTACCGTTGAAAATTAACGCGGCCCCGTCATAAATCGACACGGGTTTATAACTGAACGGTCTAAAAAATTCCCTGAATTCTTTGTTTTCTGGTAACCACAATGATTTATAGCTGAACACCCCGAATGAATCCATTGAACGTCTTATATTTATTTCCGTCCAACCTTTGAATTTTTCACCGTCTACAATGAGAGAAACCACACCTCTTTTTTCATTCAGTTGAAATTCAGGGGTTTCGTGTTTGGGTATGTTTAAAATCGTACCCTTTGACGGAGGGTTACTTACGCCGGGGTTGCTTGCCAAAATATCGGCAGATTTATCAACCGAACCGAAATGAAAACGGCTTACATCTTCAAATGTTTCGCCGTCTTTTACTGTGTGTTTTGTCATTTGTAATAAACCACTTCCCGCCCGATAGGTAGTTCTATTATTTCATCACCCGACAAATCGTTTGTTGTAATAAAGTAGTCGAACCTATCGTCAAGCTCTCCATACAGTTCAGCAACAAGATCAACAAATGTTCTTGATCTACCCAACACTAAGCGCCTTTCTTCTGTGAGTGTGAAACTACGTTGCACTAAAAACCCGGTAACCAGAGCAACCGAATTTTGCATGGGTTGATAAATTTCGCCGGTATCAACAAGGTTAGAAAACGCAGGGGGGAATATAGTTACGATGCCAGCGGGCACACCCCTGTAGGAAGCCGCTACATGCATCCTATCAAACACATCCCCAACCACACCAGACGGTTGAGGTAATGTTATAACTATCCCCGGTTGGCCTGTGCTAAGTGCAGAGGCGCGTTTATCCCTGCTATTTAGTGCTATGAGAATTTACCCCTTGTGTACGTCACACCATCGTCTGCGATTGATGAAACTGCAATGTCAGCGGTATTTGAATCATTACGTAACGTCTGCTCTGTTGTCGTTTGTAACAATCGGTTCCTACTCATTGCACCTAACCATCCAACAATTTTACCTAATGTTGCTGTACCCCATGAAAATGGCGCTGTCGGTTGTGATATTGGAGCACTCAATATATCAGTTAATGCACTTGCTGAAACCGATTGAACCACAGTTTTCATATTACCCCCTGATAGGGCGGTGGGTAGACGGGCTAACACTGTGCTGATTGATCTGTTTTCGAGTGAGAATTTACCGACAATTTTACCGACAAGTGAAACAGTACCGATCGTACCCGCGCTGCAATACACCCTGTAATCATTACCAACTACAAAAGCAGCATTGCTTGTATCTGCATATACATCGGCTAACCCGACCAACCCGTCATATGCTTCGATTTTTGTTATCCCCGCTGTAAATGAACTACCGGGGGCGCTACCTATTGCCACACACCGCAACACTAACCCTGTCACATTTGATGGGTTGCCTGTGCCGAATTCGGATGAGTTAAAATCCATCGGTACAACCACACCTTTTATAAAGTCACCCAAATATTCACTCAATGTATTAACCCTCCACCAATTAACATGTTTTCACCAATAACCCCGCCCCGACCTAATACCCAAGAATAAGCACCTGATGTAAAAGCAAGCGATTCTAAAATAGTCCATTTACCGTTTGGCAATGTTGCTTCCCTGAAACCTTTGATCAATCCTGTTCCCGGCGTACCAATCCAAATTACAATACCTTCCTCCGTCACTGCGCCCACTGTGCCAGTTAGTACGGTAAATACAACCCTATCACCTGTCGATAAATCAACCGCTGCGTGTATGCTACCGGGAGGGCTACCAGTTGCTATATAGTTATAGCTATTAGCCCCTGGTTGATCTGCAATAACCATCGCAACCGCTGCCGCACTTTCTACCCCTGCAGAAACAACGGGTAATTGATCAACACCCCAATTTGTATTCTCTAAATTCCCACCTTCAATGAACCCGGTTAGCGTGAAATCAGCATCAATGGTGTCGTTATTCGTGGGTAGAATAGTGTCACCGCTCGCAAGTGTCATTAAATCAATCGCAGCTATAAACGCTGGAAACACATCAACGTGCACTACTGTCTCTGGTTCTGGTGCAGCGTCCAACACGGCAGCGGGTAGTGCTGCCGGGGCTGGCATTTCAAACGCTATTGTTATCGCATGAGCATCATGCGCGAAACCTAACGCATACGCACCAGGGTCTTCTGATGCTGCTTCAACCACTTGCGTACTACGCACCAAACTTACACCACCTGACCCCACACCGGAAACCACAACGCTATCAATATAATCTGTAGGGGGTGTTGTGATAGTTTGAGGTGTGGAACTTAAATCGTCTGTTCCAACAATTGAAAACACCTCGAAATTTTTAACACCTATTCCGGGCGCTATGTTTGGCCCGTTGGGCGCGTTGTCTAATGTGGTTGATAATATAGAAGAAAAATAAACACCTAGCGCGGTTTCACTTGTAAACGCTAACCCCGCTGAACGTTGGGAGTCTGCCGTGGTTATAATGTTAACAACGGTTCCACCTTCACTACCTGTAACTGTGTCTTTTTTAAACACCGTCAAACAATGGCCGCTGGAACTGTCTTGCTGTTGAATAGTCCAACCTGACAACGCGTCTGGTATATTACCCCCATCTTTTTCAAATACAATAAATAACGGTTGAGCAGCAACAACGGGGTTAGGCATTGTTTGAGGATGTGTTGTCACATTGCCGCTTTGCACTGATGCCACAATTAAAACGTTAGGCGGCGTCCATTCTACATACTCAGGAGTCATAGCCGCTATATAAGCATCGTCCGGTATGTTCTGAGTTATAACCGTCATTGATTCAACAAGGATGTTACTTCTGAACGCTTGTGTAACCTGTCTTCGGGCATGCAACCTGATAGCATGCAAACCTATGTTAAAATCAGCTTTTGCGGTGGCGCTGGTGTTTTCTACTGTTACACCATCAATCCACGCTTTCATTCCCAACGCGGGAGTTTTTCTAAGTCTGACATTTAATTGCTGATTTCTGGCGAAACTAGGTGGTGTTATGGTGACGTCCAGTATAGCGCCGTTTTCATCAGTAGTTCTAAATCGCATTTGATTAAACGCGGGTAACATTAAAATGTTCAACCCCTGATCCTGATTGTTAGCACCAATCCAGTGTACTAAATCTTTCGTTTCCCCTGGATCATCATCAAACGCAAATTGCGGTCTAAAA